CCATGGCCTCGTCGGCCCCTGTCAGGGCAAGCGTAAACGCCAACTCTGCCTTCCGGCGCACCAGCGCCACGGCCTCACGGAGCAACGAGCGACCGCGTTCCGTAATAATTACCTCAACCTCGTCAGATGTAATGTTGAAGTAATCTACCAGCTCAGTACAGCTTTCCAGCTTATCTCTGAACAACTCCAGCACGATGGATATATCAGTGCTCCCGCTCACTCGCGCTCACTTCCTTTACTCGCCGCTCACTACTTTGGGCTTTGCGGCGGCCTTTTTAGCCGCAGTCTTAGTGACGGCTTTGGTCGTTTTTTGGCCCGACGTTTGAAGCGCCGCCTCTTTTGAGGGTGTGGTGTGTTCCGCATACGCTGCGGCTGCAATAGCACTGGCAGCTTCAAGCTGGCGCGCCACCTCTTGCTGCACAATAGCGGCCATGTCGGGCGTAAGCTGGGCCTGATTATTCGGTTGTACGGCCATGTTGGAACGGACGATACCGCCTGCCAGCTCACGAGCGCGCTTGTTTACCGTATCCACCATCTTGGTGGACAGGTTGCCCGTGCCCGTATTCTGCTTAAACACGGCGCGACCGCGCACGCGCTCGATGAGGGTGGTGCTGGTAATGTTGATGATGCGCTGCACGTTTTCCAACGTGGCATTATCCAGCAGATCATCCATATCCCTCTCAAAAAGGCAGGTGGCTCTCCAGTTGGTGATGCGCAGGGCTTCGTATACCTCGTCGCGCACATCTTCGTCAAACTCCAGCGTGCCATCCGTAATAACAGGGCTGTGTGCGTGCAGCCATTTCAGCTCATCCAACGTAACCGTCTCACTGGACGGCTCTCCGTTTACACAGGCAGGCAGGATGAAGGAACGGTCGCGCAGTGAAATGCAGCGTCTGGATGGGGTATAATTCAAAAGGGCAATGTTTAGGCTGTCCATTCAACCAATCTCTCCTTTAATGCCGGTGGGGCGGCAAACAAATACCGCCCCACCATATAGGTCACTACGCCAGTACCAGCTTGGCCACTTTGGAGATGTCGGTGATAACATAGCCAAAGTCGAAACCGGCCACCTTCACATGCACCTGCTCGCGATTGTTGTCCTCGGTCTGGTAAACGCGAGTGCTGCCACGGGTCACGGCGGTGCCAACCTTACCGGCAATGCCAAACACGCGCTTGTCGGGCACGATCAGGGAGCCATTGGCCAATTTCTTCTGGCCGGAGTAGCCCAGCATCTTCACGCCGTCATAAGCTTCGGTAAAGCCGGTGGAGTTGTAGATGCTCTTGACCGCTTCAGTCCAACGCTCGCCGCTTTCCAGCTTAGAGGCTTTCTGGCGATACTTGTTGAGCATAAACAGCACAGGATTTACGCCGCTGGCCTCCATGTCTCGCACATAGAGGACAAGCTCGTCCATGGCCGTCGCGTCCAGCGTGGTGCCGGACATATAGTTCTCCATACCATCGGTGATGGCCGCATCAATGATGCCAAAGAGGAACTCGATACGAGCCTCCTCCAGCGCCGAATTGATCTTGTCGAGGTAGTTGGCCACCGTGCGGTAGCCGCCACGGCGCAGCTCGGAATAGGGGATGTAGGTTTCAGCCTGCAAGCTCTTGTAGGTCGGACGAAGCGCGCGGTGTTCCAGATAGCTCGCGGGCACATTACCGCCCACCAGACCGTCATGCACCTGAATGGTGTTCTTGGGTTCGACGTTCACGTAGAAGTCATCAAACTCACCGATACTGCCCTCGTCAAACATCGCAGAAATCAGCTCGGAGGGGGCGCTGACGACCTCCTCGGTAAAGGTGCGCTGGAACAACGCGGAGAGGTCGTGGTTCACATCCTTGCCGCTCTCGCCAAGGGTACGGGCAAAGGCATCGACCACTTCCGCGATCTCTTTGTCCTCCTCAGTCAGAGCCATATTGCTCTTAGTGCGGCTCGCCCAGTCCAGCATAACGCCGTCCTGCTGCATACGCTCGCTCAGATCGAGTTTAGCCATGTATTATTCACCTTCCTTTTCAAAATGCAAACAGGGCAGTGTTAATACACTGCCCTGTTTGGGTGGCCTATTGTCCTTTATTAGGCGGCAGTAACTTCCGCGATGCGCTTGATGTGGTGCATCGTCACGCCGTAGGGGTTGGCATAGGTGCCAACATACTTCCACAGCGCCGCCGCGCCAGTGGTGGCCTTGACCAGCTTACCGCTGGATACCTTGAGCAAAGTGTCCGCAACCACATCGGTAGCGGTCAGCTCAGTGGTGGCATATTCCTCGCCCACGTAGGTGGGAATTTCCAGCGCTTTGGTGCCAGCGGCAATCTTGTCGTTGTCCTTCTCCACGGGGTCGATGACGGCGTTCAGGCCAGTCAGTTCCACCTCTTTGTCATAAAGGAAATTGCCAGTCGCGTCCACTGCGCCACGAGCCGTCTCGTTGTCAAGGGTTACGATGCCAATGGGCTTGCCCGTCAGCACTTTCAGGGGCTTCAACATTATAGTTTCACCTGTCCTTTCATTTTTCCCTGACCTTAACGGCCAAGGAATCTGTCCATCACACTGGCCTTGGTGTTGATTGCGCCATCACCCTCCGCGCAAGCGCGCGGTGCGTTGGTGCGAATCATAGCCGAGAAGTCGAGGGTAGCGGGCTTGATGGCGACGGGCGCGGGCTTCTTCTCAGTAGCTTTGGCCACATGCTTCTCACCAATCTTCCGCAGCACTGTCGCCTCATCCACCGCCTCAAAAACACTGGCCATATCGGTCATTTCCTCAGCGGTAAATAAGCCGGTACAAGAAGCCGTTTCCATCAGGCTGGCCACATCAGCTTCGTGCTGAGCCTTGGCTTTAGCAGCCTCGGCTGCATCGTATGCCTCAGCCTTGGGTTTTAGCTGGGCGATTTCTGCGTCCTTGGCGGCGATGATGCCTGCCACATCGCGGATGCTCGCCACCAGCTTAACGTGCGTGATGGATAGGATGGTCAGCGTGTCATTTTCCATGGCATACGCCGCCTCGACCATATCCAAATCTTCGCTGTCGTACTCCTTGTACCAGCACAGATTATCCACGGGGAACATCTGCGTCAGATAGCCGTACTTGCACATGCCGCTGATGCTGGCCATCTCCATCGCGCGGCTCAGGCGCTTGTACAGATCATTGTACGTCAGCATACTCACATCCAGTGTTTCCTCGCCGGTCTGTGGCGTACTGGCGCTTGCGCCGGGGGTCTGGTCGACACCTGCGGCAGCCGCATCGTCGGTCGCCATAGCTGCTATGGGTTCCTGTCCGGTCTGCGCTGTGGCATTTTCGGCGGGATTTTCCGCACCGGCCACGGGGTTCTCATTAAGTTCCACTTGGTTCGCCTCACTTTGCTCATGTTGTTTGCCCGATACATCCTGCGCCACAGCATTGGCGAACATCAGCTCCACCGCATCCGCTTCATTCGTCACATCATCTTCCTCCTCAGCCGCCACCGACAGCACCTGCGCGTTATAACCAAACGCAGGCGTTGCGTATTCGTAACCGAGGTACGTGTTACCAATGAAGTAATAGTCTCGCAGGTACTTGATGCCGCCTTTGTACTCATACTCCAGCACATTCAGCTCCCACGAGGTGTAGAGCTTCCCTTCCTCGAAAAGGCGGCGAATAGCCGCCACGACGTTGGGATTGTCCTTCCAAATTCGCTGCTTTGCAAAAAGACAGGGCAGAGTGTGTACGGTACCATCAGCAGCCTTGACTTCGGCTTCTTCGATGTACACCTCGTGATGTACACCGATGGGCACGGTGCCATATTCCCAAGTGCCATCCGATTTCTTGATAACCTCATGGCCTTTGAAAGTAGGCTTGCCTTTGGTATTCACAGCACACTTGGCTTTTACAGGCATGAGCACGAGAGTTTGCGCACGCGCTAAAGTCGCCGCCTGCTCGTCGGCATCCTCGCCGTAGTCAACCTGCCGCTTGTTCGCGTTGGGATAATTATAATAGTTAATTAAATTAACCAATTCGAGATAAGCCTCGGTTTCGGCAATCTCCAGCACCGGCGCTCGCATCCGCATTCGCGTCTGTTCCGTGTTGATTGCTCTCACCTCCTGTGCATTTCAAGGGGAATTTCCCCCTATGCGCCATCTGGCGCGGTGGGCCGCTCACGGCTGCCCGTTACTGCTTATTGGTCTTGGCCCTCTGGTTGTCGTATACCTGTTTATCAGGGTCGGCAGGGTCGCTGTCTGGCGAACGACCAGTGGTATCATTTTCCTTTTTGGCAGTGGCTGTGTACGCCGTGGTGCGGGGTGCAAATACTGTATCAAAACCATCTGCGTTCTCGCGCTCGCGCTTCACGCGCTCGTCCGCAGCAGAAAGACCCAGCATCTCGTACACAGTTTCCATGCTGGCGTTCATGGTAGAGTAGAGGAACTTCGCCAAGTCGAGCTTGATCGCGTTCTCCATCATTTCCGCATCCACAACGGTAATGTTGGGGGCGTACATGGTTTCAATGCCGTTGTCGGTCAGCAAGAGGCAATACCATTTGCGAACAATTACCTCAAGTTGAAGGGTAATGCGGTTGATAAGCCGCATTAACTGCTTGATGCTGATGTTGGCCACCGTCATCGACTGTGACCCACCCTCAGAGAGGAAGGAAATGCCCAACGTAGTCATCACCATGCCTCGGTAGAAGGACATGGTATCAATACTGGTCATGTCGCCCTTGGGTTCTACATACTTCACATCGCGCACGGTCGGAGGTAGCGTGACCGCCACCAGCGGCTGTGTGAACGCATCCATCATGTTGTCATGGGCAAACGCCATCTCACCCTGATACTCCGTTAGGCGCGTACCCGCAGCGCCATTCGCACCAGACGCATCAAGCATCGTTTCCTTGTTCATGACCTGTGCCAATATCTTCTTGGCACGCACGGTCGCGTTTGCGCGATCTGCCCGTGCGAAGGATTCTAGCATCAGCGTGGGGAATAAGGCGCGGAAGATGGGGGTCAGGCCATACTGTTTGTTATGGGTATTGATGCGAACCACGCCCGTACAGGCGATATCCAGCTTGGCATATCGCTCTTTGTCCATCATGGCCTTGTATACCTCTGGCGGGTAGGTGGCTTTGACTTCTTCCTCAACGTTGGCAAAAAACAATGCCGCATTCTTGCGGGTGCGCGTATAGTTTTTCTGCAAACGCGATTTCAGGGTGTTCACGTCAATCACCACATAGGGGTCGTTCCCCGCCGAATAGGGCGAGACTTGCGCCACTCCGACAGGAAAGTAGTCTACGTGATAGATAAACTGGCCCGTACCAGCCTCTGCATTGGGCGTGCGGCGCAGACACATGATATAAGTACCCTCCATGTACGCCGACGTGACCGCCCGCTGAACGAGTAAGGGAAGGTCGATCTGCGTGTTGAAGTTGCTTACCAGCGCTTTAGCAGCATCAAGCTGCTTCTGCTTCACTGTTTTGCCATGTCCATTCAGCCACTGGAGGCGAACCTCGCCGTTGACGTTGTTTTCAATGGCCTCGACCGTAGCGCCAATAATGTCATTCTTGTTCGCGTAGTTGCGCACAAGATTGATGATTTGTTGGGTTTTCTCTAGGTCGCTCTGAGGAGAAACGGAAAGATTCTCCAGCGTGTCCTGCGACACCACGGGCTTCGAATCGGTTGAGTTGAGATGTACGGCGTAGGCGCGGTTTTTGGGGTCGTATCGCACCGCAGCCTCTTTAACGCGGGCTGCCCAGTCTACGTCCTTCCGCGCAGCAACATCGTCGCGCTCAAGCGCGGCGTTTCGCTCAACCACCACAAAGGATTCTGATTCTTCGCTGTTTGTCATGTATTATTCACCTCCCTTTGCGACAGTTACACGGGCAATGCCGACACGCACGTCTTGCGCACAGGCGGCTCCCGTTTGACGGGCGCTTGGATAATCTGTTTGCGACGCAAGCGTGCAAGATACCAACACAGCAGCCCAAAAGCATACACTCTGTCATCGTGCATCACGCCACGGTATTCAGGAGGAAAGTTGTAGGTGACGGAATCGCCATTGGTATACTTGCACATTGTGGTCAGCTCTTTCCTGAGCAACTCCACTTGCATCAAACCAATTTGCTCCTCGGTATTGAGGGGATACCGCACTTCTTCCAACCCATCGTCCGTGAACATGTTGAGATAGTCTTTCCCGTCATAAATAGCCGGGAGTTTAATCACGCCATCCAGCTTCAGCAAGTCCTCAATAGCCTTAAACAGGTCGTTACGGTTGCCCTTGGGGTCAACCAACTGAACGTTCCTGATAGCATCTGGATAGGCGTTGCGCGCTGTTTCGTTTGCTTTGTGCAGAGGGTCAATCATACCGCGATGTACCACACCATCCCGCTCCCAGTTGGCAAGCAGGTAGTCGCTCGCACCGCCGATAATTTGACCGCCAGCACCAGCATCCATCAGCACAACCTCAATGTTTTCGTAGTCCAGTTTTCCAAAATCGTTGCCATTATATGCCAGCAGAATGTCCTTGAATCTCTCAACCTGTTCCGGTAAACGCAAAGGCGTTTTCCCCTTGGTCGCAACGTCAACCAAACTGTAAATATTAGCCAGTTCCATTCGCCAGCCAATCTTTTCGTCATTGATGAGTTCCGCGACCAAGATCACACTATTGTCGTTCAGGCGCGCACTATCCCACGCAAGAATAAATCGTCTCACCCCATCGGGATTTCCCAACAAGGGCGGTTTTGTAATCGTACACTGCATCAGGTCGCGCGCTGTTGCAATTTGCCCCTCATGCACACCGGCAGAGAAGTGGTTGTATAGCTCGCGCATGGCTTTGTCATAATCATCCTGCATTGCCTTGTCGATCTTTACCTGACTGAGCAGTGGCGGGTAGGGGTCGCCGTTGAAGGTGGCCGTCCTCACAACATCGGCGTTGAAGTTGCACACAAAGTAGGATGTGTTTCCCATCAACATCTGCCGCGTAAACGAGCGCACCTTTTTGTAGAATCCTGATTCTTCGTCAGAAGCGGAGCTGGAATACAGCAGTTGGCGCGGAAAGTTCTTCGGTTCCAGCGCGAGGTTGATGTTGCCGCCCAGTTTGAAGTTTTCGTCCTGATTGGTAAACTGTTCGGCTTGTACAAACAGCTCTGAGCCGAACCAACCCGCCTCGTCAAACACCACCAAGCTCGCGCGTTTACCCTTGATGTTGACGACATCGGAGTTTAGCGTGTTTATAGCGGAGCCATTGAATGCCTCCGTGTGAAAGGAACTTGGGTCGCGCACAAAGCCGTCGCCAGTAGCACCAAGCTGCCTCAGTTCATTGAAAAACACCTCGGTGCTACCTGTGAAGGATTCGATCTCGCGCTTGGCGATCTTTTCAATCTTCAGGAACACTTCTTTGGCCTGTGCGCCGGTATTACCAAGAAAGTAGGTGTTGTGGAATGGTATCAGCAAAGTGCGGTTCATCGTATAGATAGCCGCCTGTGTTGTCTTACCGGCGTTTCGACTCTCCAGCCACGCGATAAACTCTGCATTCCACGCGCCCGCAATGGCATATTTTTGAATGTCCAGCAGCGATATGCCCATGAACCGCTCGGTAAACTCAACAGGGTGTGATCTCCCCCATTGCAGTACCTGACAGTATTTGGCATAGGTTTCCAATTTCCGCTGCGAGAACTCTCGCTCCGTGGGCACGTTCAGTATGGTAATCATGCGTCACCTCGTTTGAGCGCATCCAACGAAGGTGTGATTTCTACCTCGACCGGCCTGTGGGTTGGTTTTGGGCTGGTTAGGCGCTCCAGCTCCACCCTTGCCAATCGCAGATTTTCCTCCGTTTCCATCAGGCGCTCTCGAAGATCAACAATCGTATCAGACTGCTCTGCTACCATGGCGGCATACTCGTCGCCGGTAAAATGCAATTCTTCCAGCAACGCACGGTGGCTGGTTTTCGCTATCGCGCGGTATGCCTCGTCCATTTTCACCGTAACGTGGTTCACCTTGGCCTCGATAATGCCGTTATCCAACATCTCTTTCATAATGGCAGTCAGGCCGGTGGAGTTCTTCCCTTTACCAGCCCCGCGCGCACCTGCGGTCAGGCCACACTGCTCGGCAATCTTGTTGATCGTGGTCTGGAGGGCGTTTTTGGCCTCGCCCACCTTCTTCACTTCGTCGGGCGTTACCCCGGGGCCACGCAATAGTTGGTTCAGTTTGCGATCAAGGTAGGCCACCTGTAATGCAGCCTTGACCATCGACACCAAGCTATTCAGCCGGTGCTTATCCTCCATTACCTCGTCCGTCAGATAGCTGGCCAACTGGGTAAATAAAAAGCGTCGGTCAGCGGTAGAATAGCAGTCATCATCAAAAGGGTCGCCGCCGTAAGCGTTCAAACACAGTCGCTTGTTTTTCTGGTCAGCGACCCTCCACGCTTCTTCCTGTTCCTCGCGCTTTTCCTCAGTGGGTTGAAAGGTTTTGTTGTCACGGTACAACTCCATCATATAGGTGATAAAGCTCTTGCCTTTATACTGAGCGCCGTTCAGGGCGCGGAAGTAGTTGCCTAGCGTAAACTCCTCGCCATCCTCGATCATTTTGTCGTACAGTGGCTCGCTAAAATAGTGCCCCACCTGCGTACACACCAGCATCAGCGCCAGCTTTTCATCGCCAAAGCGCTGTTTATAATCATTAAAATACTGGTTCGCACAGGTATAGCAGATGTTGGTGTAACCTTCGTTGCCATTAAAGGCATCGTTGCGGCTCACCATGTAAAATCTGCCTTTGGGGTCTGCGTGGGTCGTTCCGCAGTGGGTGCATTTATAGATCGGTGCAGCCTTCGCGCACACTGTTTTAACGTCTTGTCCGACGGTCTTTGCCACTTCATTTTCAATTTTTAGGCGCGCAGCCTCCCGTATGGCCGCCTCCTCTTTGGTCGGCCTACCGCGTCCGCGCGGGGCCGCAGTTGCCTTTGCCATAGGTTCACCGCCTTACGTAAAATGTAAAATCCCGCCAGTCTGGCAGGGCCTATGTTCAGCAGCCCATAGGGCTGCCAACCGCCAAAGTACAAGGGCGGCACGGCTATATCCGTGTCGCCCCGAATACGGTGTTTTTCATTTGCCGGTTCACGGTTGACACCAAACCGATAAGGACGCTCATCACCAGTCCGCATTCCGGCACGTACTGGAAAATCATCGCGCGAACTGCAACGCCCTGAGGGCGTTGCGGCACCCAATCGGGTGTCGGTACAGGGGGCATGGGCCGTACCAGCTTTTGTTGGCACACCACACACACTGCACAAATAAGGCCGCTCGGTTTGCGCTTGCAAGCAGAGGCGTGAGCGGAACTGTTCAGGAGCTTGTTGACGCACTGACCCTTGTGGCATTATGGTATAACAAGGGCCAGTGCGCCGCGTAAAAGTCTGTCCGCAAGTCAGCTTGCAAGCAGAGGCTGGGACAGCTCTGTCCAAAAAAGAAGGTTCTGAGCGGTAGTTCCCTACCGCCCTTTTTTATGCCATGTAAACCTATTTAGCAAACTCAACGGGCACGATGCACTCAATGCCCTTAGCGCTACACAGCAGCGCTATTTGAGACGGTGCTCCAGCATACCGGCTCTCAATGGTAAAATCGTCGCCGGTGCCGCACAGGCTGCCGCCGCCGACCATCCGTATGCCACCGGCGAACGTACTTGTGTGCCGGTGTCCACACAGGTATGCGTAGGGTGCAAACCCCAGCATTTCCTCAAGGCGCGCGGTGCTGCGCAGCGTGGCGATATCATAGTCGCCATGGAGCAGCACATACGTCTTGCCCAGCACATCCATCACTTCGATGGTGGTGTCCAGCGGCTTGTCGTTTACATCTACGCGCTCCAAAGCAGCGGTGGCCAGCTTCAGCCCCCACAGAACCAGTTTGTCGAAGCGCTCGTCTTTGAGGGCCTCTTTCTTGTTGGGGGTCAGGCGGGAGTGATTCCCACTTACGCCGCGCACGGCGACATCTGTGAAGTAGGTTCTCAGCCGAGCAATAAACTCGGCCAGATAACACACAACAAGCTGCACCTGCTCCAGCGTATCCTCGCGGTTTTTCACCGCAATGGTGTAGTGGATAGAACCATTGATAAGGTCGCCCAACAGCGCCACTTTGCACGTTGTGGTGTTGTTTTTGCGCCCAAACTGGATAAGCCGGTCAGCATACTCCAACAGTCGGGCACGCGCAATGTCGCTATCGTAGCGGCCAAAGGGGGTGTCGAAAGTCATACCAAGGTGAGTATCACTCACATTGGCAACCACTACACTCTCGGCTGCGTCGCCGTCGTTGATCGCTGCGACCGGCATG